TTCAGTGGTGCGCGGAATTGATGCGGCCGTGCTAGGGAATAATGCAAGCGCTCCGGTACAAAACTCTGTAGCTATTGGGACCAATAGCCAAACAGAGGAAGCGGTAGGCGTTAAACAAGTAATGCTAAACGGTAGAACGCATGTGTTCGCCGGTGAAGCGCCAAATAGTAGCGTTTCATTCGGTGCTAAGAAAAGCAATACATATAGTGCGTTAGATAACTATACAAGACAATTGCACAACGTCAGCGCCGGGCGCGTTGATGCAAGTAGTTTAGATGCCGTTAATGGTTCACAATTATTCGCAGCCTATGACGAAATTGGCGCGAACGGCGAAAAAATCAACCAACTAGATAACCGAGTAACGCAAAACACTCAAAATCTTCAAAATTTAGCCGTTAAGGTGGATACAAATTATTCAACGATAAATAACACTATCAATCAAACAAATGCGCGTGTGAGTGAAAATAACAGGGCCATTTTAGAAAATAAAGACGCTATCAACCAAAATAAAATGGTTTTAGACAATCATGAGTTAAGAATTTCAGATTTAGAACGCGGTATGCAAGGGCAAGTATCAATGCTTAAAAGCGATATTGCAAAAGTAGGTGCTGCAAATGCTGCATTGGCTGGGTTGCACCCGCTAGAATTTAATGCTGATGATAAGGCATCTTATAGTGTGGCATTTGGGCATGTTAGAAATGCCAATGCGGTAGCAGTCGGCGCATACTATAGACCGAACGAAAAAACAATGATTGGCCTCGCGTATACATTCGGTGCGGAACAAGCATTTAATATCTCCGCATCATTTAAAATTGGTAAATCAAGCGAATATATACCAGTTTCAAAAGGTGAAATTACAGAAATGCGCGCGGAACTAGAAGCATTAAAAGCATTATTGCGTGTGCAAGGTTAGTTGTTAATGTTAAAGGGGCTTTTACAGCCCCTTTGATATAATAGTAACAGGGAAGGGGTTTTGTTAGATGCCTATTATTGATCCGATGTATTTGTACGCAATCGAAATATTGCATAATATTGATGTACTCAATCAAGGTTTGTTTTTTACTTTGTCTATATTGCTTGTGTGCTTTATCGGAATATGCCTTTTTGAAAAAGAGGTACAACAAGAAACGCTTAAGCATAAGCGCTTAATTATATGCGTATCCAGCATATGGGTAGTATCGTTAATGGTGGCGGTGCTGGTTCCTACGAAAGATGCGATGTATAAAATGCTAATTGCCCATTATGTAACCACGGATAACCTACAAGCGGTTAATGAATTGGTAAAAGGGAATATCCAAGATTACTTGAACATGTTAGAAAACACAATTCGCAACTTGCGATAAGGGGGGGCTATATGACCGATAAGGAGTACAGGGAAATAGGTAAATCGTACCTGGAACCAATTAAGAGCGTATCCATACGAATTAATTCGCTAAAAGAGGACCTAAATAACACGATGAACGATATTGTCAGCGTGGGTGCAATTGATTATTCAAAGGAACGCCTAAGCGGTGGCGGAACACCTACAGGAATAGAGAGATGCATAATCAGATTGGAAAATAAACGTGAAGCCGTGCAGGCGGAAATACGGCAGTTAATTGAAGAACGTGAAAACGCATATGACGTTATTAAACATTGCACACGAGGGCAAGAACAAATATTATTGCTCCGGGAATACATCGACGGGAAAGATGCGAAATATGCGAAATCGTTTATTGATCGTGGCAAGAGCCAAGCCAATGACATGAAAACCGCTGCATTGATTAAGGTAGGCGCATTCATTCAAGACGGTATATTATTAATCGGTTTAAATCGGTAACAATCGGAATAAATCGGAACATGTTGGAATGTGCGTATATAGTATAATATAAGGTGTAAAGTGCTAGTTAAGCATTTGCATTTTCTCCTTTAGCATGCAGGTTAGTAGTTGCGGGGTACACAACGCCCCGCAATTGCATACTGTAAACAAATACCGATATAGTGAAAACCTTCATACTATATATAATTTTGCCGTTGTTAAATTTCATTTGTTTTTTCGTGTTGAATACTTGTATCGTTTCAAAAGTTTCATAAGAGCGCATGAGAAATATCGGTATTTGTTTAGAATATGTAATTGCATGTTGAAAACTAAAGTTATATAACCGAGTATCTTGGTTAGTGATAATTAGCGAGTGCTAGCCGTGATTACAATTCATATGCTTGTGTTGATAACTTTGGTTTTGAGCATGCAATGAAAGTGAATAAAACAAACATGATATGAGGTATATCCACGCGGATATATCTCATTTTTTGTATAAAAGTAACATTTGATTATTGAAAACTGAACGCGCTGCATCTGTTTGATACTAGTTATGGAACGTTTGCCCCGTGTTTGGTTTTGAGTAATTAAAAAAGCCACCATTTAAGGTGGCTTGTATTATTTAGTGGCTAATAGCTTGCGTATTCTGTTATTTTGCTCGGTGGTATATGTATCAACTACATCGAAGATTTCTTCCCGAAGGTTAAAAGCGGCGAAGCATTCGGCGAAGGAATTGGAACGGCGGCGAAGCAATTCGCATTTTTCGGCCAAGTACCTAAGCATCATTGTTAGGTTGGCTATATCGTCGGTACCGAGTACATCAAGAATACCTTCGTTAGTGTGTTTGATACTTTCATAAACCTCTTTGATGATTTCTACTGAATTTAATTCGTTGTATCTGATCGCGTTTTTGATTTCTTGAATTGTCATTTGCATGGTTGTAATCTCCTTTTTTAGTAACTGGCGGTAGTGTTTGGCTACCGCCTTTATTGTTATTCGTAAATATGGCTAGCGATAACTTCATTCTTGCTAGTATCTACTAATTGCCATTCAAAACCGAATGGCATATTGTGAATAAATTCGGATGCTTGAGCCTTTGTTTCAAAATTCCATGTTTGATTTGTGTTTAAGTCTTTGAGTGTTAGCATTTTAATTTCTCCTTTTCGCTTAATTGCGTTTTCCGATATATCTTATGGCTTCATTATACTTGCGTTTTCGCAAGTAGTCAATAGGGAAATTAAAAATTTTTCGAAAAAGTTTGTAAAGGTGGTGAAAAGCTAGTGAATATCATATGTACAAAGTCAAAATGTCTTAACAATAAGAACGGCCAATGCACGGCCAGCGAAATATACTATGACGGCTTATGCCAAACATATTGCACTAGCAAACACGCAGCCAAGCAAGTAGCCGGCATATGTGCGCGATCACATGGGCGCATGAAAGCAAAAGACAATAACATTTTGAAATAAGGGGGTGAAATAATGGCGGATAGAAAAACATATACAAAGCTAACCTATAAAGACTGGGAAGCGGAAGAAAAAATATTGCTTATAGAAGGTTGGGCGCGTAACGGCTTAACGAATGAACAGATAGCCGAAAATATGCAGATATCGGTTGTTACCCTTTGGGAATGGCGTAAGAAGTCAACTAAAATTTCTAATGCCCTAAAAATAGGAAAAGAAGAAGCGGACTTGAATGTTGAAAATGCACTTTATAAAGAAGCGCTAAAAGGAAACACTACAGCAATAATATTCTGGCTTAAAAATCGCAAATCTAAAGAATGGCGCGATAAGATACAACAGGAAATTACAACAGAAAGCGCCGTTAAGTTGGTTATTGATAATGATGAATTGAGTGATACAGATGAGTAAAACAAATCTGTTTCGCGATGTAATACGGCCAACGCCTAAGCAAAAGGAATTCCTAAATACTGTTAGGGATAATAAATATATCTTGTATGGTGGCGCAGCTGGTGGCGGTAAGTCATATGTATTGCGTTGGTGTTTGGTGTGGCTCCTTATTGATTGGTACATCAAGACAGGGCTGAAAGGTATTCGCGTAGGGTTATTTTGCGAAGATTATCCAAGCCTTGATGACCGCCAAATATCTAAAATCAAAATGGAGTTTCCGGAATGGTTAGGAACATATAAGGAAAGCAACCATGAATTCACATTAAACGAAGAATTGGGAGCAGGCGTTATATGTTTTAGAAACCTGGATAAGCCGAGTAAATACCTATCTAGCGAATTCGCAGCTATTGCCATTGATGAATTGACATTGAATGGACATGATGTATTTGATTTCTTGCGTATGCGGTTACGTTGGACGGGCATTGATGATACTAAGTTAATCGCAGCAACTAACCCAGGCGGTAAAGGGCATATGTGGGTGAAGGACTTATTCATAGATAGGAACTTCACAAGCGAGATGAAAGCATATGCTGATAAAATCGCATATGTACAGGCAAGGGCAAGCGACAACCCTCACTTATCACAGTCTTATATTGATGATCTAAACACGCTACCCGAAAAGTTACGCAAGGCATACCTTGACGGTGATTGGAATATATTTGAAGGACAAGTATTTACAGAATTTAGGCATGATATACATGTAGTCGAACCGTTCGAAATTCCAACAACATGGCAACGGTATCGTTCCATGGACTGGGGCTATACGAAACCATATGCAGTATATTCCTATGCGGTTGATTATGACGATGTGTTATATATCACCGGTGAATGGTATGGGTGCAAGCCTGGGTTACCGGATACAGGAACGCAAGAAACGGCCCGAGAAGTTGCCTTGAAATTAAAAGGCATTAAAGACTATCACGGCGTAGCGGACCCGGCTATATGGCAAAAGACTGGGCATGACGGCCCGCCAATTGGTGAGATATTTGCCAATGAGGGGATATATTGGACTCCGGCAGATAATGCACGCGTTGACGGACTGATGCAAGTACACCAGCGATTAAAGGAAGGCAAGCTAAAAATATTTAGCAGTTGCGTACACCTCATCAGAACATTACCAGCGTTGACATATGATAAGACGAAAGTCGAAGATGTAGACACGAAGCAAGAAGATCATGCATATGATGCGGTGCGTTATATGTGTATGGCTAGACCTGTAAAATCTGTTAAACCAGAAAAGCCATTTAATGACGGTTATAAATATGTTGATGATAGCGAAGGAGATATAAGTGCATGGGGCGTATGAGTGAAAGGGCGTTGCGTGATTACGCCTTTAAGGTTCTTAAATCGGAATACGGGGAACGTGAAGAAAAGGGCGTTATTATTCCGGCAAAATATACAGATGAACAACTAGCGGAATTCGCAAAAGCAATGCCACAATGGCAACTAGAACAAATGTACGATATGATTTATGGTTCTGAAATGGTGGAATAATGAACATAGAACAAACTTTTGATATATATGAAGCAAAACAAAATGTAAAAAGTGCGTTGGCCGCCACGTCAGAATGGCGCACGGCTGCGGCC